TCTCATGAAAATCCTTATCCCCAATAGTTATTTGCTATAGTGGTGTTTATCGCCGTGCTGTGGTGGAGGTACAGGCATCGTCCCCTCTTCTGGCACGCCCCGGACACTGCAAGTTTGGGCGAATGATATCGAGCCACAAAGACGGAATCGACTTTGTCCTGCCAATAGTCCAAGAACTGCTCGATTTCGCAATCAGTCTCATCCGTTTGGACCATATTAACAGAGAGCTTGGTCCTGCACCGCCTGGTTTCGGCACAATCCATGATATTCTTATGCACCACCTCCCAGGACGATCCTGCCCGGTTGACCTCGTGCCTTCGCCCAAGCCCCCCGAGGCTTACATTGATCGAATCAACCCTATCCACATAATCAACGAACGGAATGGAGCCATTGGTGCTTATCTGAGTCCAATATCGCTTTCCTAAACGGGTCTTCTTCTCGGTGAAATGGTCAACCATCGCAGAAAGACCGGGATGGAGCAACGGCTCTCCTGCCAGGAAGAGCTTAATAATCGAGATCGTGGAAACTTTGTAGATCTGGTCCGCTGCCAGATCGAACGTCTCAGGCGACATGAAGCCCACTGGCCGATTCTGCCGATAGCAAGTCTTGCATCGGAGCTGGCAAGCGTTGGTGGGCTCAAGGTTCACGGTGATCGGGAACTTTGGAAGCCCCAGGGCATCGTATATGCGGAGGGCACTATTGATATTCATATCATTTCATCCAAAGACTCGCTTAGAAGCTGGTCAATCGACTGCTCCACATCGAGCCCCGCAAGTGGCTTGAAAAGGCCGCTATCAAATGCCATTTGCAATGCTCCTCTCCGGCCTATGATACCAACTGTCTTCAGCGTGGCAAGAGCCGTCGCCCGTATGTTATTGACATTCGCCTCTTCCATAGGGTCGTCCGGTATGCCGTCCTTCAGCTTGACCTCGATGTCTTCCACCAGGATTTCAGGCGGATGAAGCTGAGACCAGAGATGAAGCACCGCCGGGATAGCCTTCTCAGCCGCCCGCGCGTACTTAGAGACCTTTGAGAGAGTCGGTATGAGTCTGATTCTCAGTGCCGTGCCGCTTTCTGCTGTGCCCTGCCCCTGGCCAGCCAGGAGGACTCTGGAAAGCTGGAGCATCTGGAGGAGCTGGTCCATGCTCTGCTCTATCGCCCGATCCACTGCTCCCAGCTCGGCCTGCCAGACCATCAGGGAGGGAGAAGGATCGCCGGGTTTGGTTATGATCGCCTGGCCCGCTTTGTATTCCCATTCCTGAGTAGAATGGTTAAAAACAGTTGCTGATTCGGGAACTATCGGCACGGGACTGGTAAACTTCGCCAAGACCTCTGCTCGCTGGGCAAACAGGAGTTCCAGCGACTCTATGAGCGAAAGGATAGAGGGCTTGTAGTCGCTTTGGCCATAATACCTCTCGGATGAGAGCTTGTTCTGGACGGCCACCACGAGCATATCCTCGACAGGAGGATACTGATAGCCGTCGGCGTCCACCTTCAGATTAGCATAACCCGGGAAATCAGCCAACCTAAGAGGCCCATTCAGCTTTTTCTCTGAGTTAGTGAGCCCAGAACCCGGTGATATTAGGTACACAAGATGCTGGATCGTGCCCGGTTGGTGGATCGTGAACTTGATATACTCGATCTCTTTCTCCTTGCCATTTTGTACCTCAGTCTCCTTCCATGTGTGGAAGAATACGAATGCCTGCTGCTTCTGGATGTTGCCCGGAGTGACTACGATATAGCAGTTCTCAGGGTTGAGAGCCTGGATACCATCGTCCGAGACTTCGAACAGGCCTATGCCGTATCGGCTGACATCAATGAAAGCCTGGTCCGTTGGCAGAGTTGGCAGGTCGTTACGGCTTCCGGCCACGATCTCCGGCTCCTCGCCCAGGAGGAGATTGAGATAGCTGTCTGTGGCCAGTTCTGGCCAGTCGAGGATGATCTTCTGCTTCTTAGAGTCCTTTGGTGCATCCGCCAGGTATGTGATGTACCGTGGGAATACTTTCTCGTGGAGGCCATTGTAAATTTGCCTCATGAAAGCGTGCTCTTTGAGCCGGGCGGCTTCGTCCGCATCCACCGGCGGCCATGGCTGGCCATCGGCGACGAAAGATATATCAGTGAGCATTCGGCATCTTCCCGGCCTCTCGTATGGCCTCGAAATCGTTCTTCTGGATTTTCATGTAGCATTCCTGGCAGCATAGGCGATCTGTGAGGATCGTTGTGCCTAGCCGGATGTGCTCCTGGCCAGGAATCCCCGGCACGTTTGGAACTATAGGAGTAAAACGGATCTCTTCTATCGGAATAGGAAAGGCCGCGCCGATCTTGGAACCACAGAAAATGCAGATCATATAATCCTCTGTTGAATTGCTCTCATGTAGCCGTATCTGAGCGCATCTAGCGCATGATCGGCCTGCTTGAGTGGCTTATCTTCGCCTTTGTCCTGAGCCTTCGAATCCCAGACATAACCAGGAAGCTCTTCTATGAGATGAGTGCAAGACTCGTGGACCACAAGCCGTCCGGATGTGAACCCAGTCGCTACTGATCGGATGCCATCTAGTACCGAATTATCGGCATCCGCGAGACCGTGGACACCCTGCTGCCGCAAGACTGCCCGAAAGGACGCTGCCGACGGATCGATAAGCACGCTGGAAGGATGGATATCTGTGAGAAATTCTTTCATATCTTTTGCATACTCGGCATCGGTCTTTTGCCGCCCGGTCTTAGTGGAATCATAATAAAACTCCTTGAATGCTATCCATCGTCTCTTGACGATATCATATCCCAAGGCGATGAACGTGGTAGGATTCACGGTGCCATAATCAATCCCGACTACGACAGAGGCGAACTGGGGCAGATCGTGGACTACATGCCGGGATTCGTCGAACATATCATAGATGGCTCCTTCTGCAGCCACCCACAAGCCCAGGATGTACCGCTTGTAAAAGAGGCCTGTATATTGCCTTTTGAGTCGGTCCTTAACTTTCTCAGACAAGAACGGGTTATCATCCAAGACAAAATGCCAATGCCGCCCATCCACCGCGTCCAAGCGGTCCATGTAATCTTTTTTCAGATAATGGTTTGGAGGGCCGGGGTTGAACGTTGCCAGAACCTTGAACGATTCGGCATCCGTCCTAGTTCCTAGCATCTGCCAGACTTCGTAAGGATAAGTCTCTGCCTCATCGCAATAAGCGCCTACAAACCCCTTGCCCTGTAGCTTGGTGGCTGCCCGGATATTATCAGCGCCGAACAGGTAAATTGGCCGCCCGAAGAGCATTAAAGTGCTTGTACCGCGATTGAGGCGGGCCATTTGAGGGCCTACCAAATCCTGAAGCGGGTAAAGGACATTCTGGATGAGAGTTTCGCGAGTCTTGCCAAGCATAGCGAGCGGCCCAGGAGGGGCTTTGTTCTCGATCCAATCCGCCCAGGCTAGGATAGAGCCGAAGGTTTTGGAGGATCTGACCGCGCCCTCCAAGAGAAAATATGTCGAGTCGTCGTCGTAAATGAACTCGTCCCATGCCTCCGCCGCTTTACACGTCTTCGGCAGTGGTTTCCAAGCCATTTTTTCGCTCTTCGTGGATCGCTTCTCTCATTTCTTCCAGGCCAGATTTAGTATTATCGGGTTGCAGCGGCTCTAAGATGGATCGCTTGTCTTCTGCCACGCCATAAGGGATAGCCAACTCTCTAAGAGACTTGCCGTCTTTGGCTTCGGTTAATAGCTTTTCGATCTTTTCAAACCATAGATCATTCAAAGCAAGTCTTCTTTCTCTGTCATAAGTTCGCTTTGCGGCGGTCGCGTTTTTTGTTTGTGAACGTTCAGAGTTAACGTTCAGCTTTTTCAAAATCCCGTTGACCCAACCAACAGACTTATCAAATTCTTTAGCTATGTCTCGCTGGGACTTGCCCTCCTCATGAAGATCTATGATCTTCTGAATTTCTTCTTCCGTTGGCACATATCATCATTCCTTAAATTCCAACCGGCATTATGCACCGGGCAACATCTGAAGAGAACATGGAAACCC